GCAGGAACTCATATTGGGTCAAGTGACTTTAAAAATTGCGCGATAGGTGTATTTCAGGACGGCGGAGGTGTTCCATATTCGTGCGGTTTGTCTATGGATCAAGTATCAATGCTTGGATGTACTGAGGCTATCAAAGTTTCCAGAAGTGACGACTTTCGTTTAACAAATAGCAACATCGATTCTAACGATAAACCACTTCAACTCCTTGGAATGGCAGATGCGGAAATAATCGGCAACTATATAGCCAATAAAACAGCAGACCCAGCGATATATGCTGTAGATGCAACTGAACATAATGAGCATCTTCTTTTTGTTGGAAATGAAATACTCGGAGTCTATGATGCTGCTAACACGTTTGATGCCGTATATCTTGAGAACACGATTTATACTAAATTTGTAGCTAATGAGATTCATTTTTATACTCGCTATGGAATTTCTCTCAATGGCGATACAATTATGGATATATCGAATAATTACTTTTCACCGAGAGCGGGACACGGTGTAAATTCAATTTTCAATAGAGGAGTAGATAACTCAAGTATACGTATAGTTAATAATGTTTTTACTCAAGATCCTTCCACAACAAATGCGACATATGCAGGGAATAGTGGCTGGAATACATCCTACGAGGGAACCGCTAATGTATTAAGCGGAAATACAACGGTTGTTGTCGCTCACAATATGGACGTTACACCTGATATTATATTAATTACAAGAACCCAAGAAACAACAACAAATCCAGTAACTTCCTGGTGGGTACATACTGTAGGTGCCGCTAATTTCACAATAGAAGTGAATGCTGATCCGGGGGCACTTAATTGTACGTTTGCCTGGAGAGCATCTAAGGTTGGCGTATCTGTCCTGTGGTAATTTAGGTTAAGAAATGTAAGTTAGACATTTTTACATCTGGACAGCATAACGGGCTATGCCGTGGTAATACATTACCAAAAAATAAAAAAGCCGCTTTTTCTGAAAGCGGCTAAGTTATTGAATTTATTTGGTGGAGGTGAGCGGGATCGAACCGCCGACCTGTACGTTGCGAAGGCATCGCGCCCACAAATTCAGCATATATTTCAGTATATTGTATCGTGTGTTTTTTGGTACATCATTGTTTTTGGAATGATCAAAAATTAATGCGAATCATCCCATGATAATCGAATATTAAATTCATTGCATTGTTTTAAAATTATACTTAAAACTTTCTTACCAGGTTTACCAAACAGATGAAGTCTTATATTTTTATCTGAAAAGTATGTTTTATAAACCAGCAGTTGCCCTATTCCATTTTTCCACTGTTTTACATTTTTAACTTCAATAATTTCTTTAGGCGTTAATATATCTATATAACCAGCTTTGACTTTTACTTCTGACTTTATTTGTTTTGAGTCATATCTATTCTTTAATTCAATTATTAAACAATCACATACTTTTGTTTCAGTGGAATTATAAGATCTTAATCTTGTAGTTTCTAACTGTTTTTGTCTTCGCATGGCTTTATAGTAAGCAGATTTACCTCTTCCAAAGTATTCTCTTTTAAATTTTTTACTATTAGGAGGGTCTCGATATTGAGTAATCCATCTTCCATCTTTTAGTTTATGTACGCTCATAATGACCTCCCAAAGAAATCCCGCCTTAGCGTTGCGAGGACAGCAACGTCCCCCGGGTTGTTTCCTTGCCGGACGCATAGCGGGTTTTATTTGGATTTATGTTCCGTTGCTGTTTCGCGATCTAAGCGTGTCACATTTTTGTAAAGATGTCAAGATTCTGTTTTTCCGGGGAGATCCAGGGCCGGCAGGTTGGAAATAGCATTGCGATGAGCGGCAAGGTCGGTGTGCTGGTAGATCCGGGTCGTGGTGTCGGTGCGGCTGTGGCCCAGGATTTCGGAAGTGGATTTAAGGTCCCCGCCGCCGGATAGGATCCGGGTGGCAAAGGTGTGGCGGAAGGCATAGGGAGTGAGCCGGCGGGTGATGCCGGCTTTTTTTTTGGCATGCGCCAGGGCCGTTCGGATGCTTTTGACCGGCCTGCCATTAAAGGTAACGATGTGATTGGATGAAAAATGCTCGTTTTCGGCGTCTTTTTCATCCCAAACCTTCAGGAGCTCCGCGAAATCCGGATGAAGCGGCACGATCCGGAATGGCGGGCCCCCCTTCTTCGAAGATCTGACCAGGATGGTCTTCTGATCCCAGTCGATGTCGGTCCATTTGAGGCTGAAAAGCTCTTTGCCGGGCCGGAGTCCGGTGTAATAGCTGATGACCAGGGCACGGGTCACATGATCCGGGGTGTGGTCGAGCAATTTCCGGATCTCCTGGTGAGTGACGGGCTGAATGATGGCGTCATCGCGTTTGGGACTCGAGTAGCCGTTTACAGGATTGCGTTTGATGATCTCGCGCTTTACGGCCCAGTTGAGGATGGCCTGGATGTCCGAGATCTCCCGGTGGACCGTGGTGCGCTTGACGCCCGTTTTAAGACGTTTCGCCACATATTGATCCATGCGGTGATGGGTCAGACGCAGGGCCTCGGTCCGGCCTATTTCGGGCAGGATGGAGGCCTTGAGCACGATGGACAGCCGGCGCAGGGTGGTCGTTTCATTGACGCCCAGCCTGGCCGTTATGTAGCCCGTAGCGAGGTCCTGGAACCAGGGCGACGTCCCTATGGGCGTCCGCCGGGTGTAGGAGCGGACATCGATCGCCTCCTGTCTTTTCCGGGCCTTTGCCTCTCCATCCAGTCCTCGCCCGAAATATTCCCGGCTGTATTTTCCCGCCCGATCCGGATCCCGATACTGCACAATCCAGCGGCCGTCTTTCAGGAGGTGCGCACTCATTCTATCAGCCTAAGCTCCGAAGCACCCCCTCTCTCTCTTATTTTGTTTGATATGAGAAGTGCGCAGTCGAGGAGGCTATCCAGGTATTTTTGGGCATGTGCGTAAATGTCCGGATCCAACTGGTCTAAACAACACAACGCCTTGAAACACTTCAGGGTAGTTTCCTTATCCCGGAAGTCATGCCCATGCATGACTATGCCTTCGGCGGAGATCGTCGATCCTGGGCCGGATTTGGAGTCCTCGCGGGGTATTCCTGACTGATCTAAGCCAAAATTTTCACCAAAGCGGAATTTTGCATATTCCACTGCAGTTTTTGAAGGGAATTTGATACCTCGCTCAATATCTGAGATGCTCTGATATTTTAATCCAAAAATTTGACCAAAATCAGTTTGATTCAAACCCATTGATTTTCTTAGTGTTTTGAAGCGTTTGCCGATATCCATAAAAATAATTCCGCTATATGTTAATTTTTTCCTTGACAAATTCCGATATAGGTGTATCATGGGTTCGAAACCTTCAATAAACCCTTAGAAACGGTGATCCACTAAAAATAAAAGAACAGTACTCCGTCTACAATTTAACATGGGTTTCACGTCTTGTCAATAAAAAAAATGAATGCAATTCAGTGAATGCACTACAGAAGGATGAAAAACGATAATCGAATAATATAACAAGTGTTACGGGGAATGTCAATGGATATTCAGCATACCATGTGCCTGCGGATCCTCAAAGAGTTAGGCTACGACCTGGTCGCAATACGTCAGGCCATGCCGCACCTGACGGGGATCGATCATCCCGCCCTGGCCAAAATTACCCACCGGTCCAGGCCATACATCACGCTTATAATTTCCGGGATCCGGACGACGGCCCAGGTCCAGAAAGAGGTCGCCGATGCGTGGGGCGTCCCCAAAGAGGAGCTTTTTGTCGATGGCACTAAAACCCATGGGGCCGATCGAGCGGGCGATTAACACGCTGATCGACTTTGAAAAAGAGATAAAACTCCTTAAGCAGGATCTTTATGCGGAGCTGCCCAAACGCCGGGTCCGCCAGGGTGCGTATTTTATAGATCATGAGGGTAAGCGCCAATATTACCTGAGAAAGCCAAAGAATTACCTGAGAAAGCCAAAGAATTACCTGAGAAAGCCAAAGAAGGAAGCCAATGAAAAAGCCTGATAGTCGACGGCCAGAACGAGCCTCGATGCCTTATGCCCCGGCGGTGATATGCGAGTTCCACCTCCTTTCTCGCGTATTGCCTCGGGGCTTTTTATTCCCATTCCCGGTCCGGAGATAACACTACATCTTGTGGTGTTTAGATAAATAATGAATGTTTCTATGAATTATTTCCTATTAACCTTAACTAAGTGAAAAGGGACCGCCGGCGAGCCGGATCCGCGTGGCGCGAGCCGGGACTGCAGCGCGAAACCGACCACAACATATAGGAGAGGAGAGTTAGACATGGAACAAGCCGAACTGGAAAACCGGTTTACGTACCACCCGCCCAAAGATGATCAGCCTGAAAAATATGAGATGATCCGGAGTAGCGCCCTGGATTTTGCCTTGTTCCTGAATAGGGCGTGTCCGGACTCCCGGGAAAAGAGCATCGCCATGACCCATTTGGACCAGGTGGTGATGTTTGCCAATGCCTCAATAGCCAGGCGGGAATGACATGGCATCGTGTGTGATATGTCATCGAGATGAACCGGGCCGGAGGCCGCAGGATCCGGGCAGGGATTTAATCTGCTCAAGGTGTGTGCAGAAATTAGTTAATGCCACATCCCTACAGATAACGGCCATGTATCAAAACGCCCGGGATCTCGGTATGGATGAAAATGCCGAGCTCCTGAAACCATTTGTCAAGGAGTAAAAATGATTCCCATGGTGAAATTCTATTTTAAGACGGGTAATGGGTATTTTATTGTCTGGACCGTTTATCTGAATTAACAAAGGGCGGGCGATATATGAAAAATCTAATCGACTGGTTTTTGGCATTTCTTTTTGTGGCCGGTTTTATCCTGTGTTGCCAGGACGTGGGCACTTTCCCCTGGGCCTGGCTCGGTGGCCTTGCATGCTTTGCCATATTAGGCTGGATAGCGAATAAACATCTGGATCTTGAAAGTGATTAGAAAGGAGAAATTATGACACCGTTTTGGATTGCTGTATGTATTGTGGGCGCGTTCGTGGCCGGTTTAATTATGGGAGTATTTGTTATGGCGTTATGCGCCATGGCAAGCTATTCCGAAAGAGCAAGCGCTGTTAAACTGGACCTGCAGGATGACAACCCATGACGGCTGGATAGCCAACACGCTCCAGGAGGTGGAATGAAAGCGATATCAATAAGACAACCGTGGGCGAGTTTGATTGTCGAAGGGTATAAAGACATTGAGAATAGAACATGGGAAAGTTTTTACCGAGGCCCATTACTGATCCATGCCTCGCTCAAATACGATTATGAAGGGGAAGAATGGATTAAAATGTATATGGGCTTTGCTTTTGAATTTGTGAAGAGTTTCCCAACGGGATGTCTAATGGGGCAGGTTACGATGGATGACTGTGTAATTGAACATCCGTCGGATTGGTTTTTCGGGCCATTCGGTTTTGTATTTAAAGAACCTATGAAATTTTTGCAACCCATATCATACAAAGGGAAATTGGGGATATTTAATGTGCCGTATGGGTTTGTAAAAACTCGACTCGCCGAGATCCTCCGAGAGTCAAAACAGGAATAAATGCTGGGTTTGCATGGCATAATGCGCGAACTAAATAAAGAAAGAAGGTAAAAAACAATGCCGGAGGAGAAAAAAGAAAAGAGCAGGATCCAACGGGCATTTGACCTTATTCGCGACGAAGCCGTTGATAGGATGAAACCCGGATTAGATTATGCGGGACTATTATGCGGCGTATCCGTGGAGGTTGACAATTTGATATTATGTGAAATGGCGGAGTTCAGGCTCGCTGAAAGATGGGAAAAAAAGAGCGATGGGAAAAAACAAACGCTATAACGGTTTTATAGGCATCGACTTCGACAGTCCCGGCGCCCCGGATGTGGAGATCATCAAACTGTTTGCCCGGTACATCGTCTATGCCGAGATCCACGTGGCCGGGATCCCCGAGGACCTGGTGAACCAATTAGATAAGGTGCCAGGTATTTCGATCGATGTTAAAGGGATAGACGGGATCCGGAAGCAAGGAGGTTAAAAATGGGAATAATAAAATGCATGAATCGTGAGTGTCATTTTTTCGATGGCGAAAAGCTGGATAACTGCGCACACGCTTTTATGAAAATCAAGCTGTGCACAGATGGCATAGTAAAGGATGTGGAGATCAAAAAATACCAGAATTCATATATTAGCGCACTTTACAGTAATGAATGCATGTGTGGAAATCATAAGAAAATTAAAAAACCCTTTTGTTATCAATGCTACGAAAACCTGCCCAGGGATCTCCAGATAGATCTTTATTCTCGTATGGGCTGTGGTTATAAGCAGGCCTACGATGCCGCCGTGAAATATTTGGACGGTTGATTGCCAAACGAAGATAAATAGTGGATTGAAAGGAGTGAGAAACATGCAAGCTGTAGAACGTGATGGAACAGAAAGAATGGCCGAACTATTTAGCGAAAAAAGAATTAATAAATTATTAGACGACCCAAAGATAAAAGAGGTGAAGGTGTTTCGATTAGAACTCGGGCAGCGGGTAACTATCCAAGACACCGTTTACAAAGTCATATCTGCAAGAAAAAACGGCAAAGTTACGATGAAACCAGTTTAATCATTATGAAATGCGCCGACGTATATAATGTTTTCTTTGATCGCGGCGAGGTGGTCGAGATCCGGGCGTTCGGGTTGTCGAAGTCAAACACGGCATGGGAGGGCTGGGCCGGCGGCGCCGGTATTATTTACGGTTACTTCGACAATGCCGACGACTTTGGCAAATGCGCCGAGGCCCTGGAGAAGGCCAAGGCACCCGGGATTTACTTTACCCTCAACCCGGTGGTCCCCGAGCTCCTGGCGCGATCCGCAAACCGCCTGAAGGCCGCCGGCATGAAAACCGTCACGACCTCGGACAAAGACATTAAATACGTCAGGTGGCTGCCCATCGATCTGGATCCCATCCGCCCGACCGGGATCTCTTCGACCGACACGGAATTAAAGGCAGCGATAAAGCTCCGGAAAAAGATCTGGGAATGGATGAAGGAGAAAGGCTTTGAGTCTTGTGTCCCGGCAGTGTCCGGAAACGGCGCCCATCTCACCTACCTCCTGGACAATCTCCCGAACAACGAAGATAGCGTACAATTCATAAAAGATGCCCTGGCAGCTATTGCCAAACAATTCAAAAATAAAAAGGTGGATATTGACCAGGCGGTATTTAACCCGGCCAGGATCTGGAAGCTCTACGGGACGACCGCCCGCAAGGGCGACCATACCAAAGGCCGGCCGCACAGGCGCAGTTATATAGACCCCAAATTTTTGGAGTCGTTAAGGAGTTAACGGTGTTAACAGACAAGATTGACTTTAAAGGCAAAAGCATAGGTGAGCATCAATTTAAAACCCTGGCTAAAGAACTCAACTGGCCCGGCACTGACGAGGAAATGCAAAAAGGCCTGGAGGCCCTGCATGCCAAAACCATGCCCAACAATATTAATAGAACTGTCAGACATCCTGGAGATAAAAAACAAATCGATTCTGGTTAAGCTCCGGGATAACAGAATCAGGCGACTGCCATTATATTACAGGGATGGGTCAGACATCCTTTTTTTTGTACCTCACGGCGTCTTTGTGCCGCCCTGGGTGAAAAGAAAATTGATAGATCCCGATGAAAAAGAAAATAAAACCAACCCCACTTGAAAAACTTGAAGCCCTCGCCGCCCTCGCCCCCAAAGACGATCAAAGTCCTAAACAATCCCCTGAAACAAAAAAAAAGTCGCAACGTCGAGGCTCTCAGGCCGGTCCTGACTGGGGCATATGGCAGGTAAATAAATATCTGGATCACTACGGCATTTCATACAATCTGAAAATGGCCGGAAGTCGTAAGATCTATAAATTAAAACAATGCCTGTTCGACCCGTCACACACCCAAAATGAATCCGCCATTGTCCAGGATGCCAGCGACCTGATCACATACCAGTGTTTTCATGATAGCTGCAACTACAAATGGAAGGATGCCCGGCAAAAGATATCCGGAGAAGCGAAACATCCCGAATTTTTCACCAAGTACGATCCGAACTACAAACCGAAAGACCGCGAAGGCGGCACCGGGATCCTCAAGGACCTCAACGTGGAGCCTACCTCGGCCTTTACCGCCGGACCGCCCGGCGTCCCCTTGCCTCGGGATATTGACCCCATGGAATTCTACATCAAAAGTAAATCAACGGGTAAATTTTTATTTGTCCCTGTGCGTATGGCAAAATACTACGTCAATTATTTTAAAAACCTGGCCCACACCGCCGGCGCATTCTGGATATTCAAAGACGGCCTGTGGCAGGAGATCTCAGAGTTTGTTTTAAACCAGGTGTGTGTGCAGGCGATGAAAGAGAACATCCATCCTAATATGATCGATGGCAGCATTAAGGTCCTGCGCGGCCTGGTCAACCGTGAACCAAAGGAGTGGCCGGACATCGCAGGATATATCAACTGTATAAACGGGATGATCGACATACACAACGGCATGAAGTTGATCCCGCACGATCCTTTGTTGGGCAGCCGGACCCAGGTGCCCTGTGAATTCAACATAAAGCATTTGGAGAAGTGTGAGAGGTGGTTTCAATTCCTGGATGAAATTTTCCCAGATGAACAGGATAAGATAGATCTATTACAGCAGTTTTTCGGTTATTGTCTCATAACTGATTGCCGGTTTGAAAAGATGCTTTTTATGATCGGATCCGGCGGGAACGGAAAAGGAACAGCCCTTACCATGTTAAATGAGATAGTGGGATCTGAAAACACATCATCGCTTACCATGCGGGATTTGAGCGATCCGAAATTCAGCCTGTATTTTTTGCAAAACAAACTGGTCAATGTGTCGACCGAGACCTCGCACCGGGATCCGGTGGCCACGGAACATCTAAAAACGATTGTGAGCGGCGAATGGCTCACCGCGGAAAGAAAACACGGGCACAAATTCCAGTTTAAGCCGTATGTTAAGATGATATTGTCCATGCAGGAAACGCCGGTCATTCCGGACAGAAGCTATGGCCTGGAGCGGCGTCTATTGATATTGAGATTTAATCAGAGATTCACCGACGAGACCAAAGATCCGGATTTAAAGCAAAAACTATTACCGGAGCGCGATGGAGTTTTCACCTGGGCTTTGTTGGGTCTGGAAAAATTACTCAAAAACAATGGGTTCAGTGAAAGCGGTGCTGTGAAGAAAGACAAACAGGCTTTTATGATGTCTTTACATCCTTTATTGCAGTTTGTGGAGGAGAAATGTGTCCAGGGGCGAAACCTCAAGATCGAGGTCAATGATTTACATAGAATATATTGTAAATGGTGCGAGGAAGGTCAATATCGTAAATTAGCCAGGAATAGATTCACAGAACAGATATTAATGAATTTTCCGAATATAGAACGAAAGCCATTGTCAAAGACCAGGCGAATCCATTTCCTGGGAATAGGAGCGGTAAGTGAGTTTGAGAGCAGCGAAGAATAAAAACAGCTTTATTTTTTTTTGTTTTTTTTGGGGTTTTCCCGGCGCCCCCCTCGAATTTTCAAAAATGCCCACTCATATGCTGTTTAGGGGGTACCACATTGTGAGGGTGAAAGTAAAGAAAGCAAATTTCCCCTATTCTTTTTCTCTCTCTACTCTCTCTTTTCTTTGCTTATTTAACTATTTTACCTGCGCGATATATGTTCAAATTGCTTTCTTTACTTTCACCTTTAGTAAAACTTACAGTATGGCATAGTGTGGTTTCAGGTGGTTACATTATAATCAGGGTGAAAGCAAAGCGAAAGAAAGGTGAAAGTAAAACCGTTATTTACAGGGTAACTTACAGGTAGTAGCTTTCTACCTGTCAAAAATGACATAAGGTAGGGTGAAAGCAAATTGATAATTTACAGTATAAGTTACAGGTCGTAAGTTTCACCTTTCTTTCACCTTTCTTTCACCTATAAGTATGACTGTAAATTAAAGGAATACGGCGAGAGAGTGAAAAATTGCATAGAATAGGGTGGGACGCATAAAGGGCCGCCTGCAGGCCAGGACAAAACCGATGCAATGCAGTGGGAAGAGAAAGGCAAACAACCAGCATGGTCGGTATAACTGAATAAACGGGGGGGGACCGGAAGATTCGGATTAATACGCTGATTATTGATTTATGCCGATTTATGGGGATATTCGGCTATTTACTCTGTTTTGCTTGTTTGGTGGATGAGACGGATCCCGGTTATCGGCGGTTATGGGTGATTAAGGTCGGTGGCCTGGGATTAGGGGTTTCTGGCATTTGACCACAATTAGCTCATTCTGGTCCAGGGGCTGCTCAGGATCTCTTTGGATTACTCGGGATTTGCCTTATGTCGAGAAAAGCAAATACATGATAATATCCATTATGTAAACTAAACGGCCTTTTTCCGGGTTGGATTAGAGGCGATGACAGGCGATTAGAGGCGATCGATATGCCGATGGATAGAGCTAAATACGGTGATGGGTGGGAGATAATCGCCTGGTATGTGAAGGCGGCGGCTGGATGGCGATGCTCCAGTTGTGGGATCGGACATATGACCGACAAAACCATAAGTTCGTGTTTGACTGTCCATCATCCGGATCGCGATCCGGACAATCCCGGCGCCAGGCTCGTGGCCCTGTGCGCCAGGTGTCATCTCCGGGCCGAGGCCCGCTTGAGATCGATTTTAAAAGGTTGATGCCCCCAAGGTGGTCGCCGCCGGTTATTTGGGACTCCGTATTTACCCTAACACATCGGAGAGCAACCGAATTTTTAAATTCCAAAGTCGTTTAAAATTTTCCAACGCAAAAAATTTTAACGATGCAAAAAAATATAGTTCGGGGGGATATTGCTGATGGAAGAATGTAAAGTCTTGATTGGGCGAGATAGTATTTGCCGCCATCTTAATGTGGGGAAGAGTGTTTTTTATGATTTAGTGTATAACGCTGGTCTTCCTGCTTCCAAGCAGGGGGGGCGCCGTCGCTGGGTAAGTAATACGACACTCCTTGATGAGTGGTCCTGTAAGGTCGCCCTAAACAAGACATTAGATGTAAAAGAACCGTATTGATAATCAACGTGTTGTATGTTATATTTTAATATACAGTACGTTAAAATGTATTTTTGCAGTACCTAACTTACCCCCTACTAAAGGAAAGGTGTAAAATGAACAAACATGAATGGAATAAAGTAAAAGATGGACTACCGGCGGAAGGAACCCTTTGTATCGTTTATTTTCCTTTCGTAATAAATAATATCACATCAAAAACGGTTGGGCCGATTGCAATGGCATATTACTTAGAAAAAGAAGGGTGGGTATATGCTGACACTCCAAGCCCTTTAAGGTTTGAACCGTGTTATTGGAGACCGTGGGATGAAAGATAATTAATTACCCCTCCTCGCCGGCTCGAGTGCTTTGAGGTATCCGGGCCGTCAAAAAATCCTGTCAAGCTTTTTCTACTGTCCTATATTGTCTTAATTTGTCCCCTTAAGAACCGCGTCCTATTTTGTCCGCAGGAAAATTTTCTCAAAAAACCCGTGGTATAGTTCAAAAAAAATATCTATCAAAAATATGGCCACCAAGATCGAAAAATACCATCTTGAAGACCGGTGTCTTGAACTGTCAGCCGGTCCCGGTATGACCGGCGTCAAAATCGCCCAGGTATTGACTGAGGGATTGAACGGAAAAGACACCATCACTCAATCCACAGTGTGCAGGTGGTTAAAATCTGTTCGGGAAGAGCGGGCCGATGAAACCCGGGAAGTCTACAGAAAATATGTCAAAGGCCACCTCCCCAATGATCTTGATCAGGTTGAAGAAATTCAAACCTTTTTTCTTGGGATCTTTCGGAATCAAAAATTTGATCCTGAGAAAAAAGAATTTGTTGATGGCAGTTTTTCGCTTGCTGAGCAGGGGGAGGCCGGAAAGACCGTTTTCAAGATGATAATTGACAAATTAAAACTGGGCGGCGTCCAACCCCCATCCGAAAAACCTTCACCTGGTGATATGGACGATGAATCCTTACAACCCGCAGGAGTGTTACTTATTCAGGCCAGATCCGGAATACAAGGAATTATTACACGGCTTGGAAGTTCTGGCATCGCAGGCCCTACACCCGAAGAGGGAGAAACATTTAATTGAGGATTTGCAGGCCTACTGCCTGCATGATCTTTATTTTTTATCAAAATATGTCCTGGGTTACTGGTATTTATGCGCCGATCCGCACCGGGAGTTTTGTCATGAGATCCAGAAAGATATTCATCTTACCTTATATTTACTGCCTCGCGGTCATTGTAAGACAAAGATATTTTCTATCTGCCATACTATCCAGGAAGTTCTTAAACATCCCGGCGTCACCATCGGCCTTGGCTCAGATACACGGCAAAGAGCGGCCCGGCGCCTCCGCGAAATCAAAGCGCATTATAAATCAAATACCGTCTTCCGGGCGGTGTTTTACGATAAGGTCTGGCGAAATCCAGAGAATCGAAGTGAATGTCCTTTGTGGTCAAGCGATGAAATTCACCTGCCCGGGTTTACCATGGGGCAGGAAGCGGCCATCACGGCCTTCGGCATCGAGGCCATGCCCACAGGATCCCATTTTCCAAGAATCAAATTCGATGACCTGGTCGTCCCGGAAAACACCACGACCGCCGATCAAATCAAAAAACTCAAAGATCAATACGGCATTGTCCGGAGCTCTATCCTTACCACGTTCGGGAATGTCCAGATCTGCGGCACAATATATGACGACGGCGACCTTCATTGTGAGATGGAGCGGAGCGGTAATTACAAAGTGTATAAGCGGCCTGCCGAGGAAACCCTTATCGATCCCGAAAGCGGTATCAGGAAAAGACGGACGTTATGGCCTGTCCAGTACGGTCCGGATCAACTGGACGCCATCAAAAAAGATCCGATGGTCGGCCTATATATTTACAGTTGCCAATACCTTTTGGATCCTGCGCCGGAAGATGAAAACGCCTTTTTTCAGCTCAAATGGTTTGGCCGTTATAAAACAGTGCCTCGATATCTCAAGATGTACGCGGCGGGCGATCTTGCTATTTCCGAGGCCGAGACGGCGGCGGATACCGCCCTGGTGGTTGCGGGCCTGGATTATGATCATGAGCTTTGGATTACGCATGTGCGCTTCGGTCGCTGGGACAGCCTTGAGATCATTGATAACATCCTGGAGATCCAGGCTTTGTATAAACCCGGGATCTTTACCCTGGAGGCCGAGAATATTCAGCGGACCATTATGCCCTTTTTAAAACTGAAAATGCGGGAGACAAATATTTTCCCCAATATCACGGCGCAACTCCCCCGGGGCGACAAGATCAGTAAAGCCCGCCCATTTCAGGGCCGGGCGCGGGAAGGCGCGATTCACCTGCCGGCCAAAGGACCGGAGCAGCCGGACTGGCTGTTTGATACGGAGTTTGAGATCCGCCGTTTTCCACGAGGCCGGAAAAAGGACATCCCGGACAGCATTGGTGTCCTGTGTCATCAACTCGCAGATCAATGGCGCCTGCCTACACGGCGGGAAATTATTGCGGCGGAACAGGATCATTATATCCCGCTCGATGCACAGACCGCCATGTAGGGTTTAAATGCTCAGACAACGCTACAATGAAAAGCATAAGCGCATCGAATGGGGGCTTGTGGCCCGCACCGGAAGCAGGATCCTTCAATGGTTCGGTACGAGAAAACCCAATAAGGACAGAATTGACCAGGCCGAGGCCCGGGTTCAATATTATAAACACAAGGAGTAAGACTATGGCGCTTATTGATTTAAAGATCCCGAAGAAAACCCAAAAGGAAATGGAAAAAGGAGCCATGCCTATAGATTCCGAACACGATCAATATCCTTACGGGGCAAGGCTGAACTTCAATAAACCGGAGGTTGATAAGATAAAAATCCTAAAGACCATCCAGGCCGGCGCTATCGTGGAAATTAAGGCAAAGGCCAAAGTGACCAGTATCCGAACGGATGATACTGAAAAGGGCCGGAAGCGCCATAATGTGGAAATTCAGATCCACAAAATCGACATAACGAATACGAAATTTGAAGAGGACGAAAAAGAGGCGGCTTTTAAAGAGGGCACATCAAAATAATCTTAACCCAACGGGGGGATGGAAGTATGAAAAATTTTAAGAAGAATATTCATTCGGTATTCGTAGCGCTCCTGGTCATAGGTACAATTCTGGTATTTCAGGGGTGCTCGAAGAATATTATCCTTGACTGGCAAAATCTGGACACTCCGACGAAGCGGTATTACTTCGCGCAGTTGAGTTTTAAGGACACGCAGACGGATTATATTGCCATGTTTCCGAGGCAGCCGAAGAAAACACAGACCTATCTGCGCGAAAATGTGTCTCCAGTACTGCACAAGGCCAAGCGGGCCCTGGACGCCTGGGACGAGGTGATTACGCAAGGCGCTATCAATACCGGGCAGGAAAGCAAGTTCACGCTGCTTTTTGATAAGCTGATCTTGCTCCTTAAACCCTATATCGTAAAGGAGAAATAGTTATGACAGCCGCACAATACGAGCTGGCCCTGCTCCTGGTAAAAGGCATAGTGAAATTAGGCGAGCGCCTGGATAAGGTGGGTAGTATGACCGACGATCAATGCCGGACGATGATCCCTGCGGTTCAGGCAGGTATAGACGAAAACGATAAAATCATAGAAGGATTGTAAATAAGAATAGGAGGGTTACCGTTATGTTTAGTGTGGATCCGCATATTGTGGAGTTTGTATCCAAGAATTTTCTTGGATTGTTGCTTGCCCGCGAGATCTTAAAACGCGTGGCCAAGATCACGCCCTGGGCGGGCGATGATCAAATCTATCAAATTTTTACCGGGTTAATCGATGTTGTCCGGCGTCATAAACCATCGGATATGGAGGTAAAGCAAGATGATAAAGAAACGGTGTAAAGGTTGCCGATATCATTCTTTGGATGAAAAACAGGCAAGAATGATTACCCTCGAAAAGGGAAAGGATCCGGTTTTATTTAGACCCTGCGTAAATCCGGATATCGATGGTGTCCAAAACAAGTACCACAAGGCGACAACCATGGTGATCTGCAAATCAAAGGCCAAGACCCCTATGATGACCCACGCTAATTTTGGTTGCGGACTATTCGTCAAACTCCTTATGGCCCTGTTTGTATTCGCCATGTTGTTCCAGGTCGGCCATGCTCTGGCTGCGGGTACGGTAGTGGTCACCACTGATACCACCTATACGCGGGGTGATTGGTCTAAAGGTGTCCGCGAGATTCTCTGGACCTGGACATCCACGGACGGCACGGCCACGGCCACGGGCGGATTCATCAACGCGGTAACCGGGACAATTATCGGGATCTATGCGGTGCCCAGCACAGTAAACCTGCCGGACGATGATTACGATATCGATATTTTGGATGCCGGGAACAGTCACGATGTCCTTAACGGCGCCGGGGATAGTCTACCCCAGAGTGCAGTCAGTGATGAAAACCGGCGTTTCCCGGTTGATTGGCTGAATTCCGGGCCTATTTTTCTGGTGAATGAGACCCTTTCTTTTAACGGCGCAAACCTTAACACAGCCGGGACTGCAACGGGAAAACTGTATGTCTATATACTGCTTCCCTGAACTGAAAACTTTTAACGGTCCTATTTATAAAATGAAACGCAAATACATAGCTATACTTACAGCCTTTCTCCTTATCCTCTTCCTGTCCTCTCAGGCATGGGCGGCGAATTACTATGTCACACAGGCCGGGGCTGGCGATAAAAGTGGTCAACCAACTGTTGCCGATGCTATGCCAGTGGCTACATTCAACGCCCTTTCTGGCACAGGCTATGCCGGGGATTTCTTCTATTTCAGTGGTGCGATTACATCAGAGGTTAAACCTGGAATTTCAGGTACTTCTGGTGGGGGGTATGTTACTCTTGATGGTTATCAGGCAGGAAGTTGTGACCCCATTAATTCAGTGTGTGGTAGTTCTGCCGCGATTGACCGAAATGATCCTGGTGACGGCACATATGACGGTATCTTTACTAATAACCAAGACTATCTAATAATTCAGGATTTTAGAATCACAGATTGCAGTGCGGGAATTACATCTTCTTATCCAAGCACATCAGATCATATTATTATCAAACGCAATCATATAAGTGTATGCCGAAGTGCCGGGATTTACGGTAGTAGCAGTGTTGGATATTGGACTATTGGTGGTTCAGAGGGTGATGGAAATGTTATATATAACATAGGTCTTGGTGGAACATTTTCGGCACCTGCTGGGTTAAGATTCTATCAAATCAATGATGTTGTTGCTTCTTATAATTATATCTACAACGATGACGAAACATACGGCGATCCTGTTAAAAGTGATGGAATAGTTGTAATGAGCAGTAACAGGCATCTGTATGAATATAATACAATACACGATCAAGGTGAAGACGGTATTGATTGGAAAGGTTATTCGCAACAACTGATTTTCAGATTTAATAACTGTTACAATACCTATCAATCGCCCTTTCAGGTACAACGTGGGACTGATTATTCTTACGTGTATGGAAATCGCCTTTGGAACGCAAATGAGCCTGGCGATCATTGGCATGGTTTTTTGATCTATCGTGGTGCTGACCAAGTCAAGGCATGGGCGAATCTGATATTCAACAATAGAGGTAGCGGTATTGCCATTTATAAGGATTCATCCGATACAAGCGGTGATCCAGTGTCCAGTACAGGATGTGTTTTTTATAATAATGTAATAGTTGAAAATGTGCGGGACGGTGACGATAATTCAGATTGTGGAGTTTTGGATTATGTAGGAACCGGGGCAATCTTTAAAAATAATATATTTGCAAGAAATGAGTGGGGAGGAACAAACGAACGGCAGCTTTACTTCGCGTCTATTTCCGGCAGAACTTTAGACTACAATTTGTATTATTACAACAGTAGTGATAGCCCGAAAATTCGTGTGGGGAGCACTTATTATACTCTTACTGATCCCGTATCTGGAACTTCGTTTAACACCGCAACAGGGCAAGAAGATCATGGAAATGTAGGTAATCCGCTTTTTATTGACATAGAAGGCTGGAATTTCCGGCTGCAATCCACAAGTCCCGCGAGAAATACAGGCGCAGATTTAAGCGGCCTTGCAGGATCTATGCAAGTTCAGGGCGTTACACACAATATGTATTATGATGACTGCCTTGATCCCGATAATACCGACTGGTCAACAATCCCTCCGACTGTGGCAACCAAAAAGCAAAATGATTACGTTTCCTGGGAAAAAGGCGCATATATCTATACGGGCGGTGGGCCAGGGCCAGACCCTAATGAAGCTCCGACAGCCATTATAGTTTATCCACCGTCAAATATCACGATAAATGAGGGTGAAACAGTTACGTTTGAATTTTCTGGATCAGACCCAGATCCCCTTGATGTTCTTACTTATATTGGGTCTTTCAGCGATATTGATGATTGGGTACAAGACGGCACATATGCTGTTGGGGCGTTGGTAGAGAATGGAGCTACTACGTATTTTAAATGTATACTTGAGCATACAGACGATACAGGAGATAAAGAGCCTCCTAATGCCACCTACTGGTCAACAACCCCAGAAACCACGGCAAGCCCAGGTACAGCGACCTACGCAACCAAGGGGAATTACACAGTCAGCTTAAAAGTGAACGATGGAACCGTTGATAGCCCTACCGTTACAGTGCCTATAACTGTTCTTGATGTATTGTCTCCTACAATCACTGACATTTTCACCCGAAACTCTGCGGGAACGCCCTGGGGCTTCGATGCTCATGTCGACACTGGCGACGCTACCTATATGTCTCAGAACACAACTTATGGAGACAATATAAATTATAGTAGCTCTGACACCCTGATTACACGATATGCTGGAAACTTGAGCTTTCAGACACTTGTGCAATATGATTTAGCCTCTAAAGCAGCTGCGGAAATAACTGATGGGATTTTTAGCCTTTATCTGGAAACTGCCCCAGGTGTAACCACAAACATTGGGCTCTATCCTGTTACAACTGCGTGGACAGAAGATGGTGTGACATGGAATTGTGCTAATGGTGTAGGCGATGATGTTGGGAGTTGTGATACAACTGAATGGACAGATTATCTGACGCACGATGTCGGGGGGCTATTGAAAGAAATCCAGTTGACGCCAGAATCCACAATCAATCAATACTATGACTGGCAAAGCCCGGAACTCAGCGCTTATCTACAATCAAGGGCGGGACTCATAGCGTATTTTCTCTTAAAATCTACTGTTACTGATTGGAGCGGGTATATTCCGGTTTGGAGTGATGACACTGGCACAGATGGTACACGACCAAAACTATCAACGACCTCTGGTTCTGAGGCTGGGGAGGTGCCCGTTTTAGTCAATATTGAATGCCCTGGCGGTGATGGGAATTATAAGGAAGGGGATACAACACCGCCGTTCAAATTGAACTTTAATGTGTCATGTGAATATGACCAAACAGTGGTTCTCAAACTCGATACCGACTCGGACGGGGCCAATGATGCCGTGACTACGGTCAATGCGGGAAGTGGAACAAGTCAATTAACCGCCCCAGGAATCCTGGTTACAGCAGATCATCATACTATAAAATTAGATGCGTTACAATGTGATGTCACGGCTGGATATTTGCGGTCTGTGGCTGATGAAACAAGCATTGCCTTGACCGGGACAGCATTCACCACATTTCCCACCGGGGCAGATCCAGGAAGCCTTGCCTCTAATAATAACATCATTATTGATGTCACGGCCCCCACTACATCAAGTGTGAATAACACCTGCACGGATTGTAGTGGAAACGCTACTTACGCCACAGCAGGAACATTGATTGTCTATGAAATTGAATTGAGCGAATCTCCTATCATTTTATGGGGTCAACCAGACCATTTAAAGCAGCCCACAAATATTATAGGTACAGGCAGTACAGTGTATGCGCAGTGTATAGGTTTGGGTGATGATACGGGTAGGATTAAGATGGGAGTTGAGCTAACCGTAGGGATGCGAATAGGCGTCTTCAATTTTGCTGGGGCTTTGGAGGGGATTTCTGTAACTGATCTTGCTGGGAACCCTATCAATGTAGATATGGGTGCATTAAGCCTCGCGGACGTAGCGGCGATTGTGATAGCTGTGCCTTATCCTTCTACCTCTCCCAAAAAATTCACAACAACTGACACCTGGGCTGATGCAATAACTGCGGGCTGGCACAGTGTGCCGAGCGATAACTTGAATTTTAATGTTACAGAAAATATAAATACCGATAAACCTGGCACATCAGGGCATGAGATAGTCTACACGGGGACGATAACGGGTACGGTCACGGTTGATGAGGATTATATTAACCTTGAAAGATTGATAATTAATTAGAGAGGATAATATGAAAAATCTTTTAGGATTTTTAATTATACCCTTAATGCTCCTGGTAGGTTCTCAGGCGTTTGGGGCGACTATTTACGTTGATAATAGTGGATGCGGAGACTGTGCTGATTACAGGGTAGCAGAACGAGATTGCGGTTCGGGAACCGAACAAAATTATGACACCATACAGGAAGCAGTAGACGCCTTATCCGCAGCGGGCGATATTATTGATATCCGTCCTGGAACGTATGCTGAAACCGTGACAGGAACAAGTAAACAGGTGGGAGCGAATTGGGGATCTCCGATAACAATACGAGGGCATGATGGGGATGCTATGCCCGTTATTGATGGGCAGGATAGCTATGCATTCCTTTCTGAATCTGATGTTAATTATTATTGGCTTTTTAGTGGTCTTAAATTTACTCGAAACTATAATGCTGCCTATGATAGGACAATGTATATCGGCTATGGGGATTTTTTTACATTTGAAGACTGTACAATAGAGGGATATGTAAACACTTTTACACAGGGAGACCTTACATTTGATACCTGCCTGTTTGATGGATTAGATGGTACACATGAATATGCGACACAGATTCAACAGCAATCTGGTGGAGCTGGAAGTCCAGGGCCTATCACAATTCAAGATTGCACATTCCAGAATTATTCTGCCCGTGGTATCTGGATTATGCACGCATCAGACAGTAATATTATTACCAGAAATACAATCAATGCCTGTGTGACTGGAATCGACATTGATAACTATGGCTGGACACGACAGAGTGATACAAACGAAGTTAGTTATAATAAGATATATGACTGTACTAACAGGGGATGTGAGTTTGAAAATTGCACAAACTCAGTTATGAAGTACAATCGCAGTTACGGAAATCTCTATGGCCTGGACGTAATAACTTATGACGCCTATAGGGGAAGTGACTCAAGCAATTTACTCTTTGGGAATGTCATTTATAACAGTGCTGATGGCGGGATAAGAATAATTGAGGCTGATGGAACTAAAATTTATCATAACACAATCGTCAACAACACAACTTCGACAGGTTGTATCGCAATAAAGAATGGTGAAGGAACAGATTATGGCAGCAATACTGATATACAAAATAATATTATGTACCAACCTGCCGCGAGTGATGCTTGCCTATGGTTTCCGGTAGGGGCCATTACAGGTGTGACCCTCAACCATAATATCTATTTTAACGCATCACAGGTAGATGTCATCTACGATGAGGATTCGGCGACATGGTACACTTTAGAAGAATGGGTGGCCGCAACAACCTATGACGATAATTCAATGCAGGATAATCCCGATTTCACCGACTTAGGAGGGGGTGACTTTACACTAACACCACAATCGCCCTGCATAAACGCCGGAGTTCGTAATCCGGGTTATGATGCAAGGTTGCATTGGTCCTCAAGTTGGCCTGATGGGGTAATATTATTCTATGGAAAATGTACTATTGGAGCATACGGTGTGCCTGGTGGAGCAGCCGGAATGTAAGAATTAATAAAAATAAAACTTGGCTAACTTCAGGCTGATCCCCTGAAGGACAGTAATTAAAGGGCAAATGTAGGGCCTACATCGGGAGAGATCCCGCCTACGTTGCCCTTTTTTTATTGCCGATAAACTAACAATGAGAGGTTAAAAAGATGAAAAAACAATTACTATGGGCTGCACTTTTTATCTTAGGCTTTGCTGTTGTTGCCTATGCTGCATGGGACGGGGCGACTAATTACCCTGCTGCCCTTGATGACGCCGCTTCCCTATATGACGTTGAGGATGCCGGAACCGTAGAAGATGAACATCACGATGCTCCTGTCCAGGCCATTATTGCTATTGAGACTAAGATCGGAACTGGAGCAAGTACGCCAACGGCCACGGCTGTCATGATTGGTACGGGGGTTGGGACTTCAGCATGGGATACCACACCCGCTTTTGGTACGCCTTCTTCGGGGACTTTAACGAATTGTACCGGACTTCCTATCTCTACTGGTGTTACTGGTTTAGGTGCGAATGTTGCGACTTTTTTGGCTACACCAACCACTGCTAATTTCGCCGGTGCCGTAACGGGTGAAACTGGAACGGGCGCGGTGGTTTTCGCAACGTCCCCAACACTCGTGACCCCTGCCTTGGGGACACCGGCATCTGGAACCTTGACGAGTTGTACGGGATTACCACTAACAACCGGAGTGGCAGGGGTTTTACCAGTTGCAAATGGCGGAACTAATTCAAATACAGCTTTAAACAATGATTTTGTAATGGTCAGCAATTCCGGTGCAATCGTGGAATCTGCTACGGTTACAGTAACGGAGCTTGCATTGCTGAATGGCGAAACAGATTTGGCAAATCAAAGCGAACTTGATACGGTTGCCGCCTTAGTAGATTCGGATGATGAGATCATAGCAATAATCAACGCTTCTCCTACTACATATATTGATGTGGCGGCTGGGGGAACGGGAGTGGGGACTTTGGCTGATGGTGGATTAATGATAGGAAATGCCACCGGAGATGTTGAGGTGGTGGCTGCTGGTACAGCCACACAAATTTTAGTCGGTGGTGGAGCAAATACTGCACCTGTATGGGGAACGGACATACCCACAGCGGTTACAATAGGTTCTGGATATATCTACAGGGCAGGGGGCACGGATGTAGCCGATGCGGATGTCGTGGACACGCTTACTATCACTAATATTTCACAGGTTCAAGACATCACTGCCTCCGCTGCGGAAATCAACACTCCCCTGGACGGAGCATTAGTTACCCTTACTGAGTTTCGGGAACTTGAGACCATCGGTGATACAACTATATCAGCTAACCAATGGGCCTTATTGGGTGGGGTTGCCGAAACATTGGGATTTGCAGAATTGAATTTGCTTGATGGTGAAACAGACCTGGCGAGTCAGGCTGAACTTAATGCTGTCGCTGCTTTGGTTGATTCTGATGATGAGATCATAGCGATTATCAATGCTTCACCAGGGACTCAAATTGGTGTACCTGCTGGTGGTATGGGGGCAGGAACTTTCACCAACCATGGAGTATTGGTTGGTAGCGGGACTGGTGCGGTAACGGCGCTTGCTGTAGGTGGCCCCAAGCAAGTATTAAAGGGAGTAACCGATGCTGACCCTATCATGGCGGTCGATAGGGATTTTTCCTCACAGCCGTATACTGCAAGCGGTAATATCACTGAAGCTCATATTCTTGCAAGCAAATTCATTACCAACAAAGGTGCTGGAGCTGAAATTGACTTGGTATTGCCTGATGTAGAATACTTTATTACTGTGATTTTCATTGTCAATCAAGCCTTTGTTATTGAGATCAATCCTCCGAATGCGGACGCTCATGAGGCATTTGATCTTGATGATGGAGATAATTTGTTGGATGCAAGTGACTGTATTGATTCTCCTGCAATACTGGGATCTAAAATCTCAGCCACACGAATGATGTGGAGTGATGGCACCTGGAAATGGTCTTTTGATACGATCAGGGGTGCATGGGTAGATACAGGGCCGAGTGACTAAGGAGTAGCAATGAAAAGACTATTATTAATTCTTATAGCTTGTGCAGTTATTGCTTGGTCAATGACAGCATTGGCAGCTGATGGGTACGGGACCTCAGTATATGGCACTTCGGTGTATGGGGCTGCTGGCGGGGCAATGCCAAAAGTTCTAATATCGGGTAATAATGTGACATGCTCATATGTCCTTGTAAATTGCACTGATCCTGCATACGATGTTGCAGTCCAAGTTACAGGCACAGGTCATATCTCGGAAAATTGTACGTATTACAAATCTAATGGTCTTGCTTTAGACGCTGATGAGACTTGTACGGTCACAAATACTATCCTTGAGGGTAACACTCAGGACATTGATGTAGCAGCAACCAAAACCGTCACGGCAAAAAATAACTGCCTGCATCACTCGGCTAATGCAACTACCAATATCGGGGCTGGAACTTATACAGACGCCAACTCTATTTTTGCTCAAAACCCATTGTTTAGAATCGCTGGGGCCGACTTCCACCTCACCCGCGGAAGTCCTTTAATAAATGCTGGATATGACACCGGTGTGGACACAGACCTTGACGGAAGAGTAACACCACGGGGATTGCACGACATAGGACCATATGAATTCCGGGGCACGGGATTATCGGTTTTGATGCTCTTATTATTATAGTAAAAATATAATTGGAGGGTAGTCTTTAATGCAAATTTTAAATCAAGGTCCTCGCATGGAGGATGACCTGGCGGTCGAACATGAAAAGATGATTTACGGCATCGTGTATCATGCCGTCCGCGAGATCACGGGAAGGGATCCGGGAAGCCCCGAAATACTAAAGGCCATGGACACCGACCTGGCCCTTTTAACCTATGATCACAGGGCCTATATGGATTTTACCTGGCGGGGTGATCCCATTGTGCGCGTACACCGCGTGACCTGCGAGACAAAGGGTAAAGACACGGTGATCCGGCATCGCAAGATCGATCAGCTCTGGAAGAAACGGCATTTGTTTATTCATTAGGAGAGACACCATGATCACCATCGATGACGAGTTTATCACGTTTTCAAGCGGCTACCAGGTCCCCTCCTGGGCCGGCGTCCAGGTGGCATGGAAGGAGAACCCCATCAACCCGGATCAATCGGGCATGCAGGTGATCCCCTATGACCATTACCAACTGAATCGTAAAGACAGGGAAGAATTAGCGGATTACATGATCGAATTCTGGACAAAGGAAAGAGAACGGACAGCGCCATGAGTGACGAAGACAAACTGGCCAAGTTTATCGCGGATGACCTTTTTACGTGGTTCAAAGACGAGCGCAACCAACTGTACGAGGGCATCTGGCGCCGCAGTTATGACGCTTTTCGCGGCAAGTACGATTCCGATGCCCTGAAGCGATGGAAGGCCACGGAAGGAAAAGACTGGCGGAGCAAGGTGTTTGTGCGGCTGACAAAGCAAAAGGTCGTTGCAGGCTACAACCAGGTAAGGGCCATCAGCCTCCGGGGAAACGATATCCGCTGGGATATATCGCCCACCCCCATCCCCGAGCTGGCCCCCGGCGTGCATCTGGATCCCGATACCGCCGCCCTGCGCTGCGAGCTTATGAAAAAGCAGATCCAGGATGATTTCACCCAGTGCAAGGCATCCACCCAGACCACCATGGCCATACTCGAAATGGCCCTTTACGGGCACTTGTGGTTATGGGGGCCGC